AATGTTTGGATAACCTTATTCTCCTAATGTAAAAACGACTCTCAGGATAATGTAATCCAGGAGTCGCTCCTGCTAGTAATGAAACTGTACCAGATGGCTTCACCGATGTTGTCTTAATCGACTTTGGTACAGCAAACCAATCTGAATACATTTTATCCCATTCTTGAATGACATCATATCCATCATTCAACCAATCTTTTAATTCTCCTAAACCTCTGTTAGTAATAAATTGTGCAACGCCACTAACAGAACATCCAATTCTTCTGTTTCTTAACATAACTCTGTTTGTGTCTGACCAATGAGTTTTACCAAGTGTTACTGATTTTGCATATAAATAAGCATACTTTAATGTTCTAGCATAATCTTCAAAATCATCGTGGTTATCAGGAAATGTTTCTACTAAACAACATAACTCATATGATTCTAATGATTGTTCTAAACAAGGATTACCACCAGCAACCCTATGGTCTTTGTTATCTCCACCATTTTTCATACGAGAATACTTTCTCATGTTTTCTAACCATGCAAATCCAGGCTCACCATTATCCACAATTCGTTCGGCAGCGGCAGTATAATCCATACCCAACTCAGCGAATATACTATTATTACTTGTCCATCCATAAGTTTCTCTATGTTTGTTTACTTTATAATTCTTTAAATCTAAATACTCTTCATCGTAAGGGTCACCAAATACAATTTCAGCAGTTCTTCTAACATTACCAGCTACAACACATTTACCAATAAGATTCATTATGTCTACAATGGTCGTGATTGTGATTGGTTCTTCACTATTTTTATCTAACACCTTTCTGATATCTTCGTGCACTTCTTGTAAAGGTTCATGTCCACTTGATACACCACCGAAACCACTTATTGGTTCACCTGCTGGTCTTATCTTTGTGTAATCAAATTCCATAGGTGCTTGTCCGTGAAAATAACTTTCTAATAATAGTCTTAAAGATTCTACCCAACCCTCACGAGTATCTGGTATTTCATAGACTTGTTCTTCTCTACCAGTATCTACACCTTTGACTACTATCTCTCCAGCACCTTTTGTATCGAATCCTACACCAACACCTAACATACTTGCATCCATAAGGAAACAAAAAGGTTTAGCATAATCTTCTTTTAGTGTTTTCGTAGATACGAAAGCACAATTGTTTAGGGCGGCATATAATCCCTTTTCTTCTGTGATAGGCGTTCCCATCGCCCACAGACCGCGACCAGGGGGCAAGAATTTCATAGTAAAAATACGCTCATACATATCTTGAGCTGACTTTTGAGCTTGCCACGGATTCCACCCTAATTGATGTGAGTCAATCCAATTTTTTTGCATAGAGTAAGTTCCTTCAACAACTCTTTGTACAGTCTCCCACCATCTCTCGTTTTTACCATTTTCTTTTATTCTTGAATATGTTCTCATATAAACCAATTCACCTAATCCGTTAAAACCGAATGGTGGTTTTTTTCTTTTGTATTTGTTTATAAACTTTTCTGATAACGTAAATTTTTCCATTAATATCCTCGTATAATCTATTTCTCGTAACACTAATAAATATAATATATATTGAATCCTAATTGTGATTTATTCAAATCCTTCAACTTTTTTTTCCATATCATTATATTTGTTTGCTAATTCTTTTCTTAAAAATTCTTGACTATTATCCATTTTACTTTGTGCATCTTTTCCAAACTGACTAGTACCTTCATGTATCTTAACTACACCGATGTTGGTATTTATGGTTGATGGATAAGTAACCCCATCTATACCAAACCTATTTTTTATCACATGAAATCTACCTGTATTTGCAATCTTATCTTCTACTTTACGACTCATACTCATAACGAAATCTGCAGTCATAACTTTAGAATAATCTTCTGCTACTTTATCTGCACCAATCACATCCTCTTCTAAAGCTGAACGATTTGCTTGAGAAGCAGTCCATATTGGAAGTTCAAGTTCACCAGCCAATCCTCTTAAATCTTCATAAATATTTCCTATTGCATGTCTTTTTTCTTTGAAGTTACCTGTAGGCATTAGTATGTCAGCATAATCTACAATAACCATATCAACTTTAGTACCACTTAATTCTATCTGTTTTAGATGAGCACCTAGTGTTTGTACTGAAGCAGCTTTTGTTGGAAAATACTTTATCAATAATTTTCCGTTAAGGTCAAATAATTTTTTACTAACTTCATCTTTATAGTATTTTATATTAGAAGTTGTAATACCACTAAATATAGAATCATATCGTAATCCAACATAAGTTTCATTTAATTCCAATGTATAATGAACTACTGTTTTCTTTTCACGAATTACACTTGCACCTAAAGCTTGTAGTGTCCAAGATTTACCGATACCAGCTGGTGCAACTACAACCCCAAGTTCTCCTGCTCCAAGACCACCATCTGTAATATCATTGATAACATCCCACGGTGTTTTGACTGTCACTCTTGCAGATTCTTCAAGTCTTGCATCTAACGATGGAATATAATCATGACCTAAATCTCTTGTAGTTCCAGCCTTCATTGCTTCATCTATAACAGATTTTATACCATCATAGTTTCTGTTTTCTAACATATCAACTGAATCTAATATAGCCTTCTTTAGTGTTTGATTTTTACAAAATTCCAATGTCTCGGATTGTACAAACTCTAAATCTGTTGCTTCTATGTGTTTCCAAACATCTCTTAATTTTTCAACAACACCAGCTTGTAACACATCGTTATCCATTTCATCTACTTTAAACTTGATAACTTCAAGTGTTGGTTGTTTTTTATATTCGTAATAATAATCTCTGATTGATTTAATTAACCACTTATTAGAATCCGAATCAAACATGGATGGTTGTAATATATCACTAATGGTTTGTAAGAATTTTATATCACTCATTAATGACGCAATAATTTTAGATTGGAATGATGTTCCAAATTGTGTTAAAGTATCACTCATGTGTTTTCTCTGCGTAACTATTTAATTTATTAAAATTAGTTGCTAACCAACTTGTAACATTAGGAAGTGCTGTAAATAACTTATCTTCTAAAAACATTTTTTGAAATTGAAACTTAACTAACCTATTAATTGGTTCATTTACTTTATCTATTATTTTTGTTTTAGTAGAACCTGAAATATCAACATCAGATAATTGCATCAGTTTATAATTTAGTTCTATAGTGTCTTTGGAATCTGGTAAAACATCAATAACTTCATCTATATTAACTATACGGTTTTCTTTCAAAAACGGCAATTTTTTTTGAATAGTTTTTAATCCCAAACCTCTTACACCAGAAATATTATCTGATTTATCACCATCTAAAACTCTATACCAAATTAGATTGCCTGCAGAAATACCAAACTCATTCATAACCATTTTATCATCATACATTTTCTTTTTAGTTGGACTCCATATTTTTATTCTACCATTAGCCAATTGTAAGAAATCTTTGTCGGTTGACATAACTGTTATCTGAGAATCAGTAAGAACTTGTCTACATAGATAACCGATTGTATCATCTGCTTCAATATTATCATAAGACATGACAGTTACAGGAAGTGTATCTAAATATTCAACACATCGAGCTAACTGCATCATCATATTTTGTTTCTCATCTTCTTGTGAAGCAAAATCATATGCACGATTTACTCTGTACTTAGTCTTACGATTTTGTTTATATTCTGGATATATCTTGCGACGGCGACTAGAACCACCCTTACCATCAAAAACTATAATGGTGCGGGTAGGTCTAATCATATTTATAGTGTAACCTATACTTCTTAGAAAACCAACTATTCCACCAACATGAATACCATCATCATTGGTAGTTGGTATAACACTAAACACTCTAATAAAAGTATTTAGGCCATCTATTATAAGTACTTTGTCGTTTGGTTCACCACCGTCTATTGAACCACCTTTTTTCTTTATCTCATCGAATATAGATAGATACTTAGCATTACTCACTTAGTTCCTCTTCTACTATAACGTCATCAATTCCAAAGTTTTTTTCGTATTTTAATATGACTTTATCACAAATCATATTGTAACAATACTCTCTAAACTCTTCGTCTTGAAGTTTCTCAGACCAATCTTTTGATTGAAATTTTATTTCCTTACCATTTTGGTCTTTTATAGTATACCAAGCACCACCTTGTTTTACAAGTTTATGGTCTTTAAGAACGTGTAACCAACTACCATCATCATCTATACCACTTTCAAAGTAAAGTTCAAAATCTGCATGTCTCATTGGAGGCCCTAAT